CGAACAACGGTGTCGAAAGGCTGATTCTGAAACCAGCAGATAGCTCCACCATTCCCCCTACCGAAAAAGTGATGGAGAGTGACAGTGATTTTCGCAACCGTATTCCTCAGGCATTTGAGGGGCTAAGCGTTGCCGGTCCTTCCGGGGCTTATGAGTTCCATGGGCGCTCGGCCGATGGCCGTGTCGCCGATATATCAGTTATTAGCCCAACACCTGCGAATGTCACCATCTCGGTGTTGTCCCGTGAAGCAAATGGAGTGGCCCCTGAAGATTTACTGTCGAAGGTACGGATTGCGCTCAATGATGAAAATGTGCGTCCGATTGCAGATCGCGTACTGGTGCAATCTGCCAGCGTGGTGCCCTATGAAATCGACGCAATACTCTTTCTGTATCCGGGGCCGGAATCTGAACCTATCACCCTCGCGGCAGAAGCAAAACTCAAAGCTTACATTAGTGCGCAGCATCGCCTGGGCCGGGATATTCGGTTGTCTGCGATTTACGCCGCCCTACACGTCGAGGGCGTTCAGCGCGTCGAACTGACCAAGCCGTCCATAGACATCGTGCTGGATAAAACGCAGGCCTCATTCTGCACCCATTACAGCATCACCGTTGGAGGTTCCGATGAATGAACCGCTGTTACCAACGGGCTCATCAGTCCTTGAGCGAGCAGCAGCAAAAGCCTGTGCTGAACTGGCCGATATGCGCGTTCCATTAAAAACGTTATGGAACCCGCAAACCTGCCCGGCAAAATTTCTTCCTTATCTCGCCTGGGCATTATCGGTAGATCGCTGGGACAGCGAATGGCCGATCGCCACCAAGCGAAGCGTCATTCAACAGGCATGGTTCATTCATCAACATAAAGGCACCATCAGCGCCGTTCGCCGGGTAGTGGAACCACTTGGGTACGTCATTAACGTTACGGAATGGTGGGAAACCAACGATGCCCCTGGCACTTTTCGTCTCGATATTGGTGTACTTGAAACGGGTATCGATGAGGAGATGTATGAAGAGATGGAGCGCCAGATCGACGATGCAAAACCCGCCAGCCGCCACCTGATTGGGCTGACTATCACCCAAGATATTCCTGGAACAATCTATCTGGCAGCGGCGGCATATGACGCCGAAATACTGACCGTTTACCCAGATTAATAAGGAGACTTATGAGCAAGTTTAAATCGGTCGTCACCACGCTTGGGCAGGCGCGAATTGCAGCCGCTATTGAAAGTGGAGAAGACGTCAATATTACCCATATGGCCGTCGGTGACGGTAATGGCAGCCCAACGGAACCCTCTGTCGATCAAACTGTACTGGCCCACGAAACCTACCGACTGAAGCTAAATTCAATCAAAGTCGACAATAAACACGCTAACTGGATCATTGCCGAAGCCATCATTCCAGCCAGCGTCGGGGGCTTCTGGATGCGTGAAATGGGGCTCTTCTCAGAGCAGGGAGAACTTATTGCTGTCAGCAATATGGCAGACAGTTATAAGCCGACCCTGGAGGAGGGGTCCGGGCGCACCCAAACATTACGTATGGTAATGACCGTTATGGATACCGAGGCGGTAAGTCTGACTATTGATGACACCCTTATTATCGCAACTGAAGAGTACGTCAATAATCTGCTGGCTGAGCACGAGGCCTCCCGCCGCCATCCGGACGCAACCCTCACCGAAAAGGGTTTTGTCCAGTTGAGCAGCACGATCAACAGCGACAGTGAGGTTCTTGCTGCAACCCCGAAGGCGGTAAAAACGGCCAATGATAATGCCAACAGTCGATTGCCTTCGGGCGGTACTGCAGTGGCTTCGGCCAAATTGGAAACGCCACGAAAGATTGCCGGTGTCGCCTTTGATGGCACAAAGGATATTGCCATTACGTCTGGCGACGTGGGCGCTGTGCATCAAGGCGGCGGGACTGGTATGACAAACAATGTAGTGCATATTGGGTGGAGCACTAACGCCAAGCTACTGGCTCAGGTCGATAATACCCCGATGGGGGAAATTTACTGTGAGTACAACAAGCCCACGGCACAGGATGTGGGCGCATTACCGGTGACGGGCGGTAATGTTGGCTACGTGAATAACGCCGCTCACTATGGAATAAAGTCTGGGATGTGGGAAGGTGCTGGCGGATTTAATGCTCAATATACAAACAATGCTGCACCGTTCGTAATTCCCCGCGGACTCTTGTCCCCAGCGGGTAACAGTCTGTATTTCCCAATCGTAAAGGGAACCATTCAAACTGAAAATTATGGTTTTGATACTACTGTTAGTTTTGGTGCTTTAACGTCTGGAAATGATGATTTCGCAAAAGCAGTAATACACGTTATTGGCGATAACGGCACTCAGGGAGTCTGGTCGTTCAACCCGAATGATGGCTTATTCAGTAGCCCTGGGAATATTTTTTCTGGAAAGGATGTTCTGGCGGCTAACGCTGTATATGAATCAAGTGGAGGCGTTCGTGTTTATAGCCCCAATAACAAACCCACCCCTGCTGATATTAATTGTATTCAACGGGATGTATGCGATGCCGCTGGGTTTGAAGCGGGTAACGTGAACGTGCCTTATATGCGGCACGTGTGGTCGGGTCAAACAATCTATCTTGCAAGCAATAGTTGGGTGAGACAAAACTTTGTGCAGAGCATTTCGCGCGGCGCTCAGTCCTCAATGGTCATGGATGGGGGGATGGTCGAAGCACCTGCCGGGTGCGTCCTTACTGGGGGTAACGGTAATGAAGGTAATCAGGTTGGCTATGCATTGTATCGCCCTTTGCAAATGCTGCGTAACGGTACATGGGTGACGATTGAGGGATAACAAATGAAGAATAAAAATTGGATTCAATATGTGCCTGACGAGCCAAAACACGGCGCGGGAATTATGTATCTTCAGGATGAAGAGGGTAACGATTGGTACGATTCGTACCTTAAATTTAAAAAGAAATACAAATTCACCTACGAAACCGATACAGGTATTATTCGCAGCGTAAGTGAAGAGGCGGGAATGTTATATGTTTCAGGCCTTAGTGTTTCTGATACTGATGATTTACCCGTTGGTTTTGATATTTTTGGTAACTGGAAATATACCGGCGATAATATTTGTCCTAATGTCGTAGCCCTTATAAAAAATGCTGAAGTTCAGCGAAGCAATTTATTAGCTGAAGCTGAAAGGCGGATCACGCTGCTTGAACGCGCCATGCGGTTGGGCGTGGCCAGCAACGCCGAGAGAAACACACTCGACGCATTGGAGCTTTACACTATTACGTTAAGCCGCCTGGATATATCAAGTGCACCAGCCATTTCATGGCCTGCGGTACCGGAATAAGTTACCAGCGATGACATATTTCAAGACAAGCCCCTATTGGGGCTTTTTTGTTTTCTATCCTGGAAAAAATTGCTCTTATTCCCCTTCTGTTGTGCCACTCCCTCTACGCCTGCCATCGAATGCGCTTTCTGTTGCGAATCGGCATCCTTGCTTCACCCCCCACAAAAGAGAGAGTCACCCCGATGGCTGATTATCACCACGGCGTACGCGTTATTGAAATCAATGACGGCACCCGCGTTATTTCTACTGTTTCCACTGCCATTATCGGCATGGTGTGTACCGCGAAAGATGCGGATGCCACCCTGTTTCCCCTCAACACACCGGTGCTGATCACCGACGTACTGGCCGCCAGCGGCAAGGCGGGTAAAACCGGCACTCTGGGCCCGGCGCTGCTGGCTATCGCCGATCAGTGCAAACCTGTCACCGTGGTCGTTCGCGTTGAAGAAGGTGAAAACGAAGCGGTAACTACGACCAATATTATCGGCGGCTCTGACGCCAACGGCCGTTACACCGGTATGAAAGCCCTGCTCTCTGCACAGGCGGAGCTGGGCGTGAAACCGCGTATTTTGGGCGTCCCTGGCCATGACAATCAGGCGGTGGCCACAGCACTGGCAGCAGTTTGCCAGCAGCTGCGCGCGTTCGGTTACATCAGCGTATTTGGTGCAAAGACCATTGCCGATGCCATTAAGTACCGCGACAACTTCAGCCAGCGTGAGCTGATGCTGATTTGGCCGGACTTCGTTAACTGGAATACCACCACCAGCCAGTCGGATACCGCTTACGCTTCGGCACGCGCACTGGGCCTGCGTGCCAAAATCGACCAGGACACCGGCTGGCATAAAACGCTGTCCAACGTTGGCGTCAACGGCGTAACCGGTCTTTCCGCCAGCGTGTTCTGGGACTTACAGGCCACCGGCACCGATGCCGATCTGCTGAACCAGGCCTGCGTCACCACGCTGGTGCGTAAAGACGGCTTCCGCTTCTGGGGCAACCGCACCTGTAGCGATGACCCGTTATTCGCGTTCGAAAACTACACCCGTACCGCGCAGATCCTGGCTGACACCATGGCCGAAGCGCATATGTGGGCAGTCGACAAGCCAATGACCCCTTCCCTTATCCGCGACATGATCGACGGCATCAAAGCCAAAATGCGCGAAATGAAATCTGCCGGTTACCTCATTGATGGCGACTGCTGGTATGACGAAGCGGCTAACACGCCGGAGTCATTGAAGGCGGGCAAGCTGTACATCGATTACGACTACACGCCGGTTCCACCACTGGAAGATCTGACTCTGCGCCAACGCATCACCGACAAATACCTGGTGAACTTTGCCGCTTCCGTGAACAGCTAAGGAGATTTTGACTCATGGCACTCCCTAAGAAACTGAAATACCTGAACCTGTTCAACGACGGGAACAGCTACCTCGGCGTGGTCTCCTCTCTGACCCTGCCAAAACTGACCCGCAAGCTGGAAAAATATCGCGGCGGCGGCATGAGCGGTTCAACCTCCGTGGACTTCGGTCTGGATGATGACGCGCTGGCGCTCGAGTGGTCCATCGGCGGTATTGATGAACTGGTTTTGCAGCAATGGGGCAGCACAGCGGATATTCCCCTGCGTTTCGCCGGTTCATTCCAGCGCGACGACACCGGTGAGATCTCCGCCGTAGAAGTGGTGATGCGCGGTCGTCACAAAGAGTTTGATTTTGGTGAGTATAAGCAGGGTGAAGATACCGAAACCAAAATCACCACCGACTGCACTTACTTCAAACTGACCATCGACGGCAAAGAGCTGATTGAAATCGATACCGTCAACATGGTGGAAATCGTCAACGGCGTCGATCGCCTGGCTGAACACCGCACGGCACTCGGTCTTTAACTCCCCACGGCCGGCAAAATATTGCCGGCTGCTTCTCTGACTAAGCAGGAATCCTCATGAGCCTCGAAGAAAATACCGTCGTTCTCGATGTCCCCCTTAAACGCGGTGACGTTGAGATTACTGAAATCCAGGTAACCAAACCCAATGCCGGTAGCCTGCGTGGCATTGGTCTGGCCGCACTGGCCAATGCCGACGTTGACGCGCTAATCACCATTTTACCGCGCATCACTTACCCGAACCTGACCAAAGAAGAGTGCGCCCGTCTTGAATTACCGGACCTGATCGCCCTGGCTGGCAAGGTGATCGGTTTTTTGTCGCCGAAACTGGCCGGGTAAACATCGATCCCCGACTGACCGTTGAAGATCTGATGGCAGATATCGCGGTGATTTTTCATTGGCCGCCGTCCGCAATGGACGGCATGTCTCTCACCGAGTTGATGAACTGGCGATATAAAGCATTGCAACGCAGTGGAGTAAAAACAGATGAGTAATTTCGAACAGATCCCCGCCACGTTGGGGAAAATCATTCAACAACTCCAGCCCCTGAAAAATGCCACCTCTGACGTCTGGAAGCGTTTTACCCAATCCCCGCCAAGAACCTTATTTAGCCGGATGTCAGAAGATATCGACCGCACGGCCGAAGAACTTCAGGGATTGGGAAAAGGGTCGCAGGTATTAGATAAATTATCTGCTGCCCGGAGCCAGCTCGCGGCCAATGGCCCTGCCCTCTTACGACGTCCAAAACCTGCCGAGTCGAGCAGTCAGCAACCATTCGCCGGCAACCGGCCACACCCGGAGAGTCAGAAGCAGCAAGGCAGCGACATCGGTCAACAATACAGAGCCCGGGCACAGAAGATTGATCAGCTGAAAAACACCAGTTCGTCGATGGTCGCCTTTGCGCAGCCAAAACTTGAGCTGGCAAAAAACATCTTCCAGCCTGGTGCTGATTTGCAAAAAGGCTTATCCGAAATGCAGGCGAAGCTTGGCCTGAAGAATAGCGATCCGCGCCTTGCGGCACTGCGTCAACAAACTCTGTCCATGGCGAACAGTGGCCATAGCCCGGCAGACGTCCTGGCTCAACAAAGCAATCTGGCGGCTAGCGGTTTAAATGCGGATCAGATCCTGGCCCAAACGCCGGCAGCCCTTAATGGTGCAACACCGGTCGCGCAAACCGAGGTACGGGTGAAGGGTGACAATCTGGACGGCGATATCACCAAGCTGTTCGCCACCTGGGACACGATCCGTATCAATCTATTTGACGGGCAAAGCGCTGCACTGCGCGAACTGACGCAAACAGCAACTGGCTGGCTGACCACCCTGAACACCTGGATAACCGATAATCCCCAGTTGGTGAACTCATTAATGACGGTAGCACTGGGAATAACCGGCTTAGTGGGCGGCTTGGGTTTTCTTGGCACGGTCATCGCTCCGGTACTCAGTGGGGTCAATATGTTAATGGCAGCCGCAGGTTTGCTTGGTGGCGTGTTCACCAGCACCGGTGGCGTTATCGCGGCGGCTTTCGCTGCTATCGGATTGCCCCTGCTGCCCGTTATCGCGCTGATTGCCGGGATTGGCATTGCCGTGGTCAAACTCTGGGACCCCATCAGCGCCTTTGTCAGCGGCATGATTGAAGGTTTCAGCTCCGTGATGGGGCCGGTAAGTGACGCTTTTGCCCCCTTCCAGACTGCGCTGACCTGGATAACTGATTTATTCGCGCCCATCAAATTCAGTAAAGATGAACTTAATGGCTACAGTGAAATTGGTAAAAATGTCGGCGAGGCACTTGCCGCTATTTTCGTCACACTGAATAAAGCCGTTGCGCAGATCGGGGAAGTGTTCAATTGGGCCAGAAAAGGAATTGATTCGGTCTTGAATTTCTTCAGCGACGATTCGAATGAACCACCAGCGCAGCAAAATACATCCGTGGATTTTGGCAATAGCATGACACCCAGCGGCGGCGTATTAAGTTTGTATCAGCCGGCGAAGGCCAACGCGGCAAACACGCTCACGGACAACCGGGCTACTACAGTTAATTTAAGTTTTACCGCCACCCCGGAGACCGATCAACAGCAGGTCCAAAAATGGATATCAGAAGCCATTGATCAACACGACTCAAACAAAACCACTGCCCAACTGAGTCAGTTCGGGTTCGGAGGATATTATTCATGATGATGACACTGGGATTATTTGTTTTCAAACTCAGAACCCTTCCCTACCAGACCCTGGATCGGGACGTAAAATACAGTTGGGCGGAAAACAGCCGCATCGGCCAGCGCCCGATTTCGCAATATCTTGGCCTCGGCACTGAAACCATTGCGCTGGCCGGACAGCTGTTACCGGAACTGACCGGTGGTCTGCGCTATTTGCAGATTTTGCAGAATATGGCGGATTCGGGACGCGCATGGCCACTGATTGAAGGCAGCGGGACGATTTATGGCATGTTCGTGGTGCAGAACATCCATCACAACAACGCGCAGCTAAATGCCGATGGCCGCGCGCGGAGTGTCAATTTCACATTGACGCTAAAACGCGTAGATGAATCCTACTCTGCGATGTTTGCAGATCTGCAGGATCAGGCATATGGCTTGTATGAAAAAGCCAGTTCGGCGGTCAAACAGTTTTACCCGGGCGGGGTAAGCCTATGATCACTCAACTTCAATTGCCCGCTGGCGCACGGATCGTGCCAGACTTTACACTGATGGTGAAAAATAAAGCCCTGGAACAAAGCGTGCGCGAGCGGGTGATGTCGATCAAAATGACCGACAACAGCGGCTTTACCGCCGATACCATGGAAGTCCTCTTTGATGACAGCGACGGCGTCTTTCAGATGCCGGAACGAGGTACTGTATTGCACTTGCACCTGGGTTGGTCGGGGCAGGCGTTATACGACTGTGGCTCGTTTATCGTTGATACTGTGACCCACAACGGTGCGCCGGACAGGCTGAGTATCGTGGCCAGAAGCGCTGACTTTCGTGGAAGCTTTGATACTAAGGGCAGTTATTCTTATGACGACACGACCCTTGGCGCTATCGTTCGCCTGGTTTCCCAGCGCAATAAACTGCAGCTGCCACAGTTATTGCCTGAGCTCGATGCAATTACCATTACGCATATCGATCAAACCAATGAAACCGACGCCTATTTCCTGATGCGTCTGGCCCAGATGAACGGTGCACAGGCTACGGTAAAACAGGGAACGATCCTTTTTATCAAGCCAGGCTATGGCCTGACAGCATCGGGCAAGGCGATACCCTGGATGAGTATTAACCGCTCGGATGGTGACTCACATTCATTCAAAATCATCGATAAACAGGCTTACTCCGGGGTCACAGCCATCTGGCATGACGTCAAAAAAGCCCAGTCTCCCCAGGTTGCCCTTCAACGTAGCGGTGCAAAATCTGGCGCGGCGAGTTCACCGCACCCTGCGTCGAAAATGAGTGGTGAAAGTGCCGGGAGTGATGCCTCAGAGCAGAGTTATATGGCCGGTGCTAAAGAGAACCTTTTAGTGCTGAGCAAGATTTATGCTGACCAGGAATCTGCTACGCGGGCCGCTGACTCAGTTTTCAAGCAGATTCAATCTGGTGTCGCGTCGTTCAGTATTAAGCTGGCTTTGGGCAGGGCTGATCTTTTTCCTCAAACTCCGGTGGTGGTCAGTGGATTCAAAGATGTCATCGATAGTCAGCGCTGGATCATTGATTCAGTGGTGCACGATGTCGCTGACAAAGGGTTCGTCACCACCTTGAATTTGAAAGTTTATATTAATGACATAACCTACCAGGCCTCAATTACATAACTTAACTTGCTTTTGCAAGTTATTCGTTTCATAATCATCTCAACGCTCACCAACAAGCCGGAGGTTTTTATGATGCATTGTCCACTGTGCGGTAAGGTCGCCCACACCCGTTCAAGCCGCTATCTCAGCGAGTCGACCAAAGAACGCTATCATCAGTGCCAGAATATTGAGTGCAGCTGTACATTCGCCACACACGAATCCGTCGCCCGCGTTATTTCCAAGCCGGGCGTGACTTTGCAAGCCGGCATGCAAACAGCCTGACCCGACTTCTGACAGAACACGACTCTGTTTTTTGCTCCTATCTTTGCCTGCTGCCCCGCAGGCTTTTTTTCATC